AAGAAATCAATGGAATACTCAACCATTATATATCCACACAAATTAGTGTTGATATTCCCCACTGTAGAAAGAAAGACGTTTCCACAATCAAAATTCTTGATATCAGAACCACCTGGAACATTTCCCCGACGAACATAAAATCCATCAGTAAGAGAGTTCAACAAGCGAGCTGGTACGTCAAACGACCAACCACGTGCTGGTAGAGAACCTTTAGAATTAGGTCTCATATCAAGAGCATGTTGTAGATCAATGGGAGCTGCATCATTAGCATCAGTATCAACTGACATCATGATCGAGCCGTTGTTATTATCAGCAAATTCATTTACCTGAGGGGTATAAGTGAATCTCATGCTTTTCCAACGATATTTTTCCCATTGTGCTGCTTCCTTAGCTAACCAAGGAAAAGAAGTTGCTTGCCCAGGATTAAGAGAAAATTTAATCGAAGAAAAGCCAACTGTGCCATTAACAGTACAAAACTGTTCAGACCTTTTAGGTATATGTTTAATATCAGAGCCACCAAACATTTTTGGCTTCTCATTTTGAGTGATCAAAAGATTACCTGCTTGCCTTTTATTACGCCTGCGGTTACGTTTTCTTTTCTTTGGTTGTTGTTGCTTCTGTTGATTTTGCGGTTGTTTAAAACTTTTAAGGTTTCCACCTTTACTCCTATTATTTCTAATACGAGCTTCCATTTTAAAAGCGGCGATCTTTCGACCTTTAAATACCGGTTTAAGGGAATGGAAGTGCACTAAAGCACTTAAAGGTATCGGGCAGTTTATTGTCGTACCATTGACCTAATGAGTTTAATAAGCAAAATCAGATCTAAAAGCTTTATTATAGTTAGAATACACTTGATTATACGATGCGTATAATGAGAAGTAAGATTGTTTTAATTCAGGATGTTTATCAACTAAATCCAGCATCTTTTCTAGTATTATACGATAAGTTTCGACATTAGTGTGCACTCTAAGCAAACCTCCCAGACGTTGTAATTCCAACTCCGGTGATAGGCAGTGAATTTTCTTTTTCCTTTCATAAAGGATTGATAGTACTTTATGTGGATCATGATGTACATTCGGACTAAATTTAACAGAACAAAATTCCATTTCTTCCCAGGTTATAGGATGTCCGGCCCAAGTTATTTTTGCATATTTAGAAGATAAATCCAAATCGTCATAGTCGGAAGACATGGCGAGATCATCACCGCATATTACTGCAGTGTTATGATCATAGAATGTATCATAATCATGCTTGTAATTCTCGAGCAACATGTAGAGCCTCCACATAATGTTTATAACTATCGTTAGGTAATCACCACTTCCTAACCCTCGATTTATCTTATAGAGATCTCCGTTCACATTAACAAGTTTGTTAATAGAGTTGTGACGAACAGCTTCAAATAATGAGTTTTCATCTTCATTTAAGTCGTACTTTAGTTTAATTTGATCATAAACCATTTCCAGATACTCTGAAGGTATAGACGCATCCTGTGCAGATGTGTCACTACAATACAAGAATTCTCTTTTTGATAATTCGGTTTTGTAAATTATCGCTGCACCATTTTGTATAGAGTCCCCTACTGAGGAGATAGATCCATCTACACAGAAGCGATGTTGCAGAAATTGACGAAGAAAGTCACCAAGAACAATACTACATAAAAAAGTATGTTCTGGTGGAAATGCGGTGAACAACCTAGGGGTTTTTAAGCCTGTCAGTTCTTCAACTGGTCGCACTTCATCTTTTTGAGACGCGTTGATGATAACTTGATGAGTTTGGTCCAGGGATGCATTAACATACCCCATCATATACTCCTTCATATTAGGATCAGCACGAGAAAAGATTTTGCTTGATTTTGCGCCAAAGCCGACACTTTTTGACTTATCGACTGCTTGGTACGCTTCTTCAATGTCCACAAATTTACATCTACCAATCTGGTTGAGGAAATAATTGATTGAATCAAGAGCTTTTTCTCTATTAAGAGGAATGTCATCGATATCATATTTCGCC